GCAACATGTAGTTCAGGTGCAAACCACCCTATACCAAGAGTTGTGCAAGCTTATAAGACTGTTGATTTCACACAAGGAAGAATTTCTACATTGAATTGTAAAATTCAAACTCCTTTGCCAGCACCTACAGCAGATCCTAATGTTAGATATAGACAAATATTTAATTCTCCTGAAACATCTTTTGGACAACCTTTCTTAGGTACAGTTCTTAAGTTGGAGAATGTAATATATGGTGCAGGTATTGCACACTTTACTGAAGTTAAAAATAACGCTAAGTATAAACTTTTATCTAAAGAGGCACAAGAAGATGCATTAAAAAGTTCTAATGATATTGCATCAGATCCATTTAATGCTCAAGCATTATTTGCCGCATATCAAGCATACCTTACTATTTACATAAATGGTATTACAAGAAAGAATTATGCTTATTCATTTAACTCTATTGCTAGTTATGATTACTTTGGAAATATTGAAAACAACGTAGGTGTTAAACAAAGAAAAATAGATCTTAAACAATATCTTATCCCAGGAGTACAATCTGTTGGAGATACTAATAACATACCTATTAATAATTACCAAAGAGAATCTTCTGTATTTATTAAAACAGAAGAGTCTGTTACACCATTACCTTTTCCTAATTTAACACCGAGTATTGCTCCTTCAGGAACAAGTTACATCAGTGATGAGTCTAGATTTGTTATTGGTGAATCAAATTTATGTGCAACACCTTCGAAAGATCAGAATATAAAAGTTGTATCATACTATGCATCTTTAAAAAATATAATACCTGGTCAATGGGGACAGATTTATTCTTACAGTACAATTGATACAGGATTTCAAAGAATGTTCAATGATGTATCTGTTTCAACTGATACTGTTTTTGGTGGAGATACATTCATTAGTAGATTTGCATTTAAAACTAAGTTGCCATTCTTTATTGATAATAGAGTGGGAGCTCCTGATGATTCAGATATATTCTACGATGAGATTGGTAATATTGCCTATCCAAAATACTGGCACTCTGCTAGATCTATATTAGCTGATGCAAAAGCTGGTGTAGATAATGGTAAAGTTCTTACTAACTTCTTTTCATATAAAGCTCATAACTTCGACTGTCCTAATGATCCAGCAACTATCCCTGCAGGTAGTGGATATTCAACTTATAGAACATACTATGATGGATATTTCTATTTGTTTGCATATGGTGTTCCTAATTTCTATTGTGAGAGTTCTTATAATACAGACCTTAGACAAGCATATGATAACAGAGCAGGAGATTTCTGGCCTCATGTGAGTACTAGTATTCCTGATGATTGGGTACAAGAAAGTTTTGTATCTATTGCAAATGATAATACATACACATATAACACTACATTCTCTAAACAGAATAAAGAAAATACATTTAGTCACTTACCTCCTGATTGGGATAGTGCTAAATCTTGCCTTACTAAATATCCATTTAGAACTATCTATTCAGAACCTCAGTCTACTGATGCTGATAATAGAGTGAATAACTGGTTGACATATAAAGCTGTTTCTTATTTTGATTTCCCTCAAAACTATGGAAATCTTATATCATTAGACGGTATTCAAAACAAAGCTATACTGGCTAGATTTGAAAACAAGTCATTATTGTATAACAACTTGCTTACAATGGATACAAGTAATCCACAAGCAGCTTATTTAGGTAATCCTAATTTATTTAAAGGAGCACCTCCTATTGATTTTGCTGAAACAGATCTTGGGTATGTGGGAAGTCAGAACAAGTTCTTGTTAAAAATTCCACAAGGACAAATAACAATTGATGCCAAAAGAGGTCAAGTATTTTTAATTGAAGGAACACAAGCTGTAGATTTATCTGCATTTGGTTCTGGGATGAATAGATTCTTTACAGATCATTTAGCTTTTGAGATACTTAGATATTTTCCAAACGCTGATATAGATAATCATTTTAATGGTGTAGGATTACACGGTGTTTACGATAGTAAGTTTGATAGAGTTATTGTTACTAAATTAGATTACATTCCTTTAAATCCAAACATCCAATACGATCCAGTGTTTAATGAATATTATATTGAACAGGGTGAGGAAATAATTAAAGTGTCATTAACTGATCCTTTTTATTTCTGTAATAAATCATGGACTGTTTCATTTAACTTTAATACTAAAAGTTGGACATCTTTTCATAGTTACTTACCTAACTTTTACATAGGAGAAAATAATTTCTTTTATTCAGGAGTGAATGGATGTTGTGATGATTTTGATTTTGTAGCTGGACCTATTGTTCCTGATCCTACAACAACCACAACCACTACAACAAGAGCTATAGAATGTAATATTACTGGAACAGCAAGTGTTGTTTATTCTATTGGACTTACTAGTACTACTTCAACTTCTTCTTCAACCTCTACAACCACTACTAGTACAACTACTGCTCCTTCTTGTGTGCAATATGCATATAGTAATGGTAATGAACAAGCTATGACAATATATTATGTAGATTGCTTAGGTGAAACAGTTCCTCAATATATTGCAGCTGGTGGTGGTGGATATTTTTGTGGGCTTGCTGGACAAACGTTCACTGAAGAGTTTGCAGGTGCAGGAATTGCTGGTGGTGTAAGTGAGATTGGACCTTGCCCTTAATCTATAAACTATAAATAATAATATGTCACAGACAATAAATATAAAGTTAACAAAGGTAGGTCCACATGTTGGACCCTTTGTTATAACTGATCAACTCGATCGTATTGTTGCACAGAATGTTTCTTTAGCAACTCTTACATCAGGAGTGAGTTATATTTTAGGAGATGATGTCACTTCAATAACTATTGAGGGTATGGGAGATTGTACATATACTAAAACAAGAAACATTGCTCCTGTTACAGTTAGTCAATTTGCTGCTCCTACAGAAAAGTTAGTTACAGGTTGTGTTTGGAGACACTTAACTAATATTCAGTTGTACAATTCATTCTATGGAAAGGTAGCACCTTACGTTATTGAATACCCATTTGCATATCAATATCAAGATGAGATATTACAGAACGTAAAAGATTATACAAAAGCATATAAATATCTTCCTATCCCAGATGGTGTATACAATTATAACACAAAAATTGAAACAAATGACCAATGGTTTAATAAGGCTATATTGTATAACGGTCAACAATCATCAGGTCTTCTTGAACTTGTTGCAAAACCTTTACATAACTTAAAGGAATACATGACCTATCCAAAGTTCAATGCTAATAGTAAAACTATCACTTATACAAAGAGTGATAACTTCTATCAGTATAATACATTCTGGGCAGTACAGATAAGTTCACAACAGGTCTTATTCAATACTCCTTGTACATCTTTATCTTACGACAAAGTGATCAATGATGCTAATATGGACTATGGTACTAGATCATTCAGAAAGGCACCTCTAAGAGCAAAAGAATTAAAAGTGAGACATATACTAGACAATAGCTCAGAAGTTCATCTAGTGTCTCAATTTATATTAACACCTGCACAAATCAGTTATAAATAATGAAAGGTTGGTTAGATAATTACGGTAAAGAAGATAACTATAATGACTCAAGTGTATCTGCTCCTGAAGGATTTCAAGGAGATGGATATTCTAATGTAGGTAGAAACTATTCTCCTGCATGGGGGGGTCAGTTTCAAATGGGTGGTTCTTTACCAGGAGCTACAGGACATATGTATGCAAGAATAGGTGCTCCATCAAATGGTAAGTACGCTAAGCATATATTAGCTAGTGCACAAGATGGTAAATGGTTGGATAAATGGAAAGAAGATCATCCTTCTGTTAGAAGTATTCGGAACGATGTGATGAATAGAAAAATTGAAGAACATAAAGGGAAAGGTAAAGAAACTAATATTATACAGAAGGAGAATACAAAAACTGTTACACCTAAAGAAATTAAAAAATTATCAGGTAAACAACAAAATGAATTAGCTCAAAGACAATCAGAAGAACAAGCACGTAAAGATCAAGTGTTTGAAAGTATGCAAGAAGCATACAAATCTCCACTAATGTCTCCAGGATATTTTACTCCTGAAGGAGCGGCAATAGGTGCATTACAAGGTGTAACAAAATTAGGCCCTGATTTATATGAAGGTGATTACAAAGGGGCAGCAATGGATGCTCTTATGGCTTTACCTATTGCAATTCCTGCTGCAAAAACATTAGGAAAAGTATTAGGTTCAGAAGAAGGACTAATAGGAAAAGTGTCACAAGAAGTAAATATAAATAGAAATCTAAATAAAATAAAAAAAGAAGGACAGTTACAAGGACTTAATGAATATGAGATAGCTAAAAAACAAATGGAACAAGTAGGTATAACCTCTAATCAAAGAAAAGGTTATACTCCTGCAATATCAGAATTTGCTGAAAAATATATAACACCTTATGGTTATACAGGATATGAAGGGCAATCAAAATTTACAGAAATCTTACAAAATATAAAAAATGGAGGAGTAGACTTTTCTAAAGTAAGACCAGAAAGAATGGATGCTTGGAAATTATATTTAGGAAGACCACAAGTAAATAAAACATTTAGTTTAGCAGATACTGCACCAGCATTACATCCTTCATACAAACCTGGTTCTTTAAAAAATATGGATATTTATAATATAGACTCAAAAAAAACTCAAGAGTTAATATTACCAGACCCAGATAACATTGTTGGTCAAAAAGGATGGAAAAATATTTTAGATAATCCTATTACAGTTGATAGAGAAGGAACAATTATGGGAGGTTACAATAAACTTTTATCAAAAGAGGGATTGCAATATAATGATATTTGGGACTTGGACCCATCTGTTTCTTTTAAAAGTTTAGTACCAAACAAAGTTTCTGAAAATCCTTTATTAGAAAATTTTTTTTATAAAACAAACCAATCAGGAGTACAATCTCCAAGAGGAGTAAAAGTTCCTGTAAGTAAAATTTTTGGAAAACCTTTTATGTCTCATGGTAATTTACCATATACATCTACAGAACACGTTAATAAACTAAGAGCTGAAGTTTATGAAAAGTTAAATATGTTACAAAAAAGACCTTCTAGTGTTGGAGAAATACGACCAACAAATAGTGAAGTAAGACAAATGGAATATTTAAAAGATTTAGAAAATTATCCTAAATTCAAAAAAGGAGGAGTTATCAAAGATGACATGGGACAATGGGCTCATCCAGGAGAGATAACAGAAATCAACTCTAATGATATAACTATGGAAGGAGTTCCTTATGATGTACTAGGTATATCTGATATAGGAGACACTAAACTTATGAAACCAGGTAAGAACTATAAGTTTAAGGGTAAGAAGGTTACGGAATATCCTATGGCAAAGAATGGATTAAGACAAGAACAAAAAGGTTTGCAAAATCTAGACCAATTAACTAACTTTACAAACTACAACACTAAACAACCAGGTGGCTGGTTAGATGAATATTAAATTTTATGATACAGTTTAAAGTTTGTAAGTTGTGTAAAGAAGAATTATCTATTGATAAGTTTTGGAAAAATCCTACTATAAAGGATGGATTCTTTAATAAGTGTAAAGTTTGTGCAAATAAAACAAAGGATATAAATGCACTAGCTAAACAAAAGTATTTAGAAAGTAATCTATGGACATGCAGCAGTTGTAATATTACATTACCTTTAACTTCTGAAAACTTTCACAGAAGAAATGATTCTGCTACAGGATTTCAAAATAGATGTAAGAAATGTTTACGTAAAGATCCTGCAAGATGTAATAGGTTAATTAAAAAAGATGATTTATCAATGTTCCTAAAAGATAGATTTTATGGAGCAAGAAGTAGAGCAATTAAAAAACATATAGAATTTAATATAGATTTAGAATATCTAGATGAGTTATGGAAGTTGCAACAAGGATTGTGTGCTATAACTAAAATTAAAATGACTCATAGTATTTTGCAAGGTAAACTTAAAACAAATCTGAGTATAGATAAAATAAATCCTTCACTAGGTTATACTAAAGATAACATACAGCTTGTCTGTAATATAATTAATGTAATGAAAAGTGATATGTCCATGAATGATTTAAAATACTTTTGTAAACTAATAATACAACAAAATGAATAAAGATTTAATTTTAAAAATAGCAAAAGAAAAGG